ATGTGGTTGGAGGAGGGTCGCGCGAAGAAGCGCGAGGCGAAGCGGAAGTGGCTGGCCACCGAGGAGGGTCGCGCGAAGAAGCGCGAGGCGGAGCGGAAGTGGCTGGCCACCGAGGAGGGTCGCGCGAAGAAGCGCGAGGCGAATCGGAAGTGGCGGGCGAAGAAGCGACTAGAAGCATCGAAACGCGAGGGAGGCTGAGATGCGAATCGTGGTGACGGGCGGAGCCGGGTTCGTGGGGAGCCACATTGTGGACGCGCTGATCGCGCGTGGGCATGCGGTGCGAGTGCTTGACGATCTGCGCACGGGGCGCGAAGAGAACGTCAACTCGGGCGCCGAACTGCGGCGCGTGGACGTGACAACGCAAGCGCTCGCCGGGCACCTCGCCGACGCGGACGCGATCGTGCACGCCGCGGCGTACGCGGACCTGCGTCACAATTGGGTGAGCGTCGGGCAGCGGTCCAGGCTCTACACCGACAACGTGGACTGCACACGCGCGCTGCTCGAGCAGATGCCAGGCGTGCCGCTCGTGTTCCTGTCGACCGCCAGCGTCTACGGCCGGCAGCGCCTCTTGCGGCCGGTCCGCGAGACCGACGCGTCGCCGGAGACGTCGGAGAGCCCGTACGCCGCGAGCAAGCTGGCGTGCGAGGCGATGGTCGCGGCGTACGCGCACAAGCGCGGCTATCCGTGGTGGGCGCTCCGGCTCGTGAACGTCGTGGGCGCGCGAACGCGCCACGGGGTGATCGGTGACTTCGTGCGCATGGCTACGGAGAACCGGCGCATCCATGCGGCCGACGACGGGGTGCAACGCAAGTCGTGGGTCCACGCGTCCGATGTGGCGGGCGCGGTGGTCCGGCTGCTCGATCATGGCACGGCACCGCAGCGCGGCTGCTACACCGTGACGAGCGAGGAACGAGTCTCGTGGTGGGACGTGGTGGAGGAGATGGGGTTCTCTCGCGACGCGGTGACCTTCGAGAGTCGAGCGGGAGGCGCGGTGGGGGACCCAGTGGACCTCTGGTGCTCGGGGGAGAAGCTGGCCCCGTACTACCGTCCTCGTCGCCCGATCCGCGATGGGATCCGAGAAGCGCTCGAGCACCTCGGGTGGACGCGACCCGAGCCGCCGCCGAGGGCAGCGTGAGGGCGCTCGCGATCACGGGCGCCATCCTCGTCGCCGGCTGTAGCAGCGCGGTCAATGCACCGCCGCCCGACGACGCCGGGGCCGACTCGGCGCTCGCGGCCTACCCGAGGTGCTCGAGCAAATCGCTGGTGTTCCTCTCGCCGTCCGGCTCCGGGTACGTGCAATGCGAGTGCATCTCAGCGCCAAGCGCCTCGCTGCTCTTCGCGTGTCGCGCCGAGGTCGCCGGCGGAGCGGTCCGACTGGAGTCGGAATGCTACTCGCCCGTGGAGGTGACGGAAGAGCCGAGCGACACGACGGTGCGCTGTACCGGCGCCGGCGCGGTGTGCGGGCGGATCGTCTGCGGGCGAGGTGTCCAGTGAGTGCGACCACCTTCGCGCTCGCGATCTCGCACACGCCGTGGGTACCCGAGCGGGCCGCGAGCATGGCGCGGCTGCGCGCCGATCTTCATGTCCGGCCAGGCGCTGAGACTTGGTTTCAATCTCACGCGCGATCCAGCGATGCGCTGCTGCGCTCGTGCGAGATCACTGAGCGAGCGACCAACGACGTCTGGAGCGAACACATGTGGCAGTGGGCCGCGGGGACGCAGGCGAGCCACTGCATCTTCCTGCAGGACGACGCGCGCGTCTCACCGTCGTTCTGGTCCGAGCTCACCGCAATGGTGCAGGCGCAGCCCGAGGCGGTGATCGGCCTCGAGGTCGTGCATCACGCCGCGACCGCGCTCGCCGCCGAGGGGCACCGATGGTTCACCACGGCAGACTGCTTGGTCGGCGTGGGCTACGTGGTCCCCCGAGCGAAGCTCACTGCCTTCCTCTCGTGGCGCGCGTCCGAGCTGCTCGACGGCTGGCGGACGCCGGGCCCGAATGGGCAACCGGCGCTCACCGAGGACACGCTGATCGCGGTCTGGTGTCTCGTGACCGGCGAGCGGATCTGGCACCCGCTCCCGACGATCATCGACCACGACACGGAGATCGCGAGCACCTACGCGAACGACGGGCACCCGAACCGACGCCCGCTCGTGCGGTGGGACACTGACGCGCGCGCGCCCGTCCTCGCTGCCGCCGCCGCCTGGCGGACCGATGTCGCGCCGCCGCACGTCGGGCGGTTTTATGAGGCGACGCCACACCTCGCGCGACGGTGGGTCAGAGGGGTGACCGAGGAGGACGTGCAGCGCTGGCAGCGCGACAACGGGCGCAACTTGATCCGCTCGCTCGGGTACGCCCAGCGGGCGCGCGCGCTCCGCGCCAACGGCGACCCGCCCCCGCGTGTCTTCGTCGCGACGCCGACGCGAGAGGGGCATCACCCGGAGCACACGACGACACTGCTGCGCCTTCAGGGCGCGGAGTTCGCGGACCTCATGGTCCCTGTGGAGGTGGACTACGTCGCGCAGGAGCGGATGGATCTGGTCCGCGCGCGGTCGCGGCTGGTGACGTCGTTCCTCGACTCAGACGCGTCGCATCTCTTCTTCGTCGACGCGGATGTCTCCTTCGGGCCGGAGCTGCTCTTCCACATGCTCGCCGCCGGGAAGGAGGTCGTCGCGGCACCGTACCCGCGGCGCGGCCAGGTGAACTTCGCGGCGGTCGCGCGCGCTGGCGGAGAGGTGCTCGCTGCCGGGGACCCACCCGATGCGCCGGCGTGGAACTATCCCGTGGTCTATCTCCCCGATGCCGATCGAAGGGTTGACGAACAGCAGTGCGTCGAGGTCGAGCGGATTGCGCTCGGGTGCGCGCTCATCCAACGCAGCGCGATCGAGCGCATGGTCGCATTCTATCGCGAGCGCCTCGTCGCCGAGCGGAGGCTTCTGAGGCAGCACGCCGAGCGCATGGAAGATCGAGAGCTCGCGGGCGCGATCCGGCGGGTGTTGGGGTACCTCGACGAGGAAGCCGACCCGTCGCTCACCTTCGCGGACGAGCAGACGTCGCGTCAGCACGTGGCGCTCTTCCTCCTTCCGATTCGTCGTGGGCACATGCTCGGCGAGGACTACGCGTTCTGCGAGCGGTGGCGGCGCCTGGGCGGCAAGGTGCACATGTACCTTGGCCCAGGCTCGCCGGTGAACCACCACGGCTCGATCACGCACCGGGGCAGGCTCGAGAGCTTCGGGCTGCGGAGGAGGCTCGCGTGAGCCGCGCCCGCCCGGAGTCACGGACACGGGCTGCTATCGCGCTCGCGCGAACTGGCAAGACGCAGGACGAGATCGCCGCGTGCGCGTCGGTCTCTCGCGTCGCCGTGTGCAAGTGGCTCTCAGGGGCGTCGAAGCCGACTGCCGACAAGCGCGAGATCCTGGAGAAGCACTTCGCGATCGAGCCGGCCTGGTGGGAGGAGGCCGCGACACGCCAGCGCACCGCGCTCGCAACATCGAAGCCGGTGGCGAGCGCGCCGCCGGACGTCCTCGCGCGCGCGGCGGAGCTCGAGCAAATGGCCAACGGGCTCCTCGCCTCCCTGAGGCTCGAGGCGGCGAGCACACCGCTCGAGAAAGCGAAGGTCATGGCCTCGATCGCCGTGACGCTTCGACAGGTGGTGCAGCTCGAGTTCCTCGTGGGCGCCCACGTGATGCGGACCGCGGTCTGGTCGCGCATCAAGCGGGCGCTCGAGCGCGCGCTGCAGCCGCATCCCGAGGCCGCCGCGGCGGTCGCGCGGGAGCTTCGCGCGCTGGAGGAGGAGCGCACCCGATGACGACCTCGAAGGCGGAAGAGGCCTCACGTCGGAAGCCCCGCGCCGAACGCCCACGCACACCGTACGGAGATCTCGCGATCGTGTGCGAGCGCGTCGCGGCCGAGCATGCGACGGATGGCACGGGGTACCTCACGGCCGCGGAGCGGGCGCACTACCGCGAGCACCCGGACGCGTACGCGACGGACGTGCTCGGCGTGCGTCCGTGGGCGAAGCAGATCGAGATCCTCTTCGCGGTGCGCGACCACAAGCGGGTGGCGGTGCGATCCGGCCACAAGGTGTCGAAGAGCCACACGGCCGGCATCCTCGCCTTGTGGTTCTACGACTGCTTCGACGACGCGCGCGTCGTCCTCACCGCGGTCACCTCGCGGCAGGTCGACAAGATCTTGTGGAGGGAGATCCGAAAGCTCATCGCGCGGGCGAAGCGGCCGATCCGCGGCGAGGTGCACGAGCTCGCGCGGAGCGGAATCACCTCGGAGGACTTTCGCGAGATCGTCGGCTTCACCGCGCGCGAGGCCGAAGCGGTCGCCGGCGTGAGCGGACGAAACCTGCTCTACCTCGTGGACGAGGCGAGCGGCGTCCCCGATGCGATCTTCGAGGCGATCGAGGGCAACCGCGCCGGCGGCGCGCGCGTCGGCCTGTTCAGCAACCCGACGAGGACTGAGGGGGAGTTCTTCGAGGCGTTCGACACGAAGACCGAGTTCTACAAGACGTTCACGATCTCGAGCGAGGAGAGCCCGAACGTCGTCGCCGGGCGCGAAGTGATCCCGGGCCTCGCCGAGCGCGCGTGGATCGAAGAGAAGAAGCGCGAGTGGGGCGAGGACAGCCCGCTCTTCAAGATCCGCGTCAAAGGTGTCCACGTCCTCGCCGAGGAGGGAAAAATCCTCTCAGTGCACGCGATCCAACAGGCTGAGATCCTGTGGGACGACACGCCTGCGATCGGCCGTCTGCATCTTGGTCTCGACCCCTCCGGCCCCGGGCTCGCGGGGGACGAGACCGCGTTCGCCGCGCGGCGCGGTCAGAAGATCCTCGGCCTAGTGGCGATGAGGGGGCTTTCCGAGGGCGCGATACTCGCCCATGCGCTGGGCATACTGACGGAGCACCGCAAGCCGGGCGACGAGGTCCCGCTCGTGAAGATCGATCGCGAGGGGCCGATCGGGACCGACGTGCTCGCGGCCTTCCGCGCGCACGCGGCCGCGCGCCCGCAGGACTTCGAGGTGGTGGCGGTTCGGTCGAGCGACAAGGCGTTTCGAGAGCCGCACCTCTACGACCGCGTGCGCGATGAGCTCTGGGCCAACCTCGCGCGGTGGATTCGCGCCGGCGGTGCGATCGTCGAGGACACGAAGCTCGCGAAGGAGCTCCATTCGCCGGAGTGGGAGGGACAGCTAAGCGGAAAGCTGAAGGCGACGCCGAAGGACGTGCTCAAGAAACGGCTCGGGCGATCACCGGATCGCGCCGACGCGGTGGCGCTCGCGGTGTGGGATCTTGCGGCGTGGCAGGAAGAGGCGCCGGGGCCACCAAAGCCGCCGCGCGCGTCGAAATCTTCTGAGGCGACGGACGCGGAGATCACGCCGTACGCGCGTCCGATCAATCCCTATGCGGGGGTCGGTTGGGGCGAGAACGAGGACTTGTGACCTCGGTTTGCAATCGACCGTAACCGGCTGACCGTAACCAACTTTGCAAACCAGGCGACTCGCGCGCACGTGTCAGCGTGCGATCTGTGGCACTCGCCGACCGGCTCCGGTCCGTCCTCGTCGCTGGCATAGCGGCGATCGACGTGTACCTGCCGCCGTCGCCGCGCCCGAACGACGTCTCCGCCGCCGAGCAACCGCAGGTCCCCGCCGCGGGCACGCGCCCGCGCCAAAAGACGAAGCGCCGGCCGCGCACCTCACCTCTCCCGGTCAGTCAGACGCGGTGGCTGCAGGCCGATGTCGAGTCGGCGGCGCAGCGTGCGGGCTCCGGCGACCTGACCCTCGTCGGGCAGCTGTACCGGACCTTCCAACGAGATGGGACGCTGCAGGGTCTCCTCGGCACGCGCACAGGCGGTCTTGTGAGGCTCCCGAAGCGGTTCAGCGGCACCCCACGCGCCGTCGCGGCCCTCGAGGGCGAGGGCGGGAAGCCGGGGGCGTTCGAGCGCTACTTCCCGCAAGCCGAGCTCCAGCAACTTCACGCCGACGGGATCATGGTGGGGATCGCCGTCGCGGAGTTCGTACAGGGCGAAGGCGACGCTCACCCGACGCTCGTCCGGCTCGATCCGGAGTTCCTGGTCTACCGCTGGAGCGAGGATCGCTGGTACTACCGCTCGCTCGACGGCTTGCTTCCGATCACCCCTGGGGACGGCAGGTGGGTGCTCCACACGCCGAGCGGCCGATACGAGCCGTGGAACCGGGCGCTGTGGCAGTGCAGTGGCCGCTCGTACATCTCGAAGGAAGCAGCGTTCCTCTACCGGGAGAACTACGCGGGGAAGCTCGCCAACCCCGCGCGCGTCGCGGTCGCGCCGCAGGGTGCCGGCGAGGCGCAGAAGCAAACGTGGTGGCGTCAGGTGATGGCCTGGGGGGTCAACACGGTCTTCGGGGTCACCCCCGGCTACGACGTCAAGCTGCTCGAGAGCAACGGCCGCGGCTACGAGGTCTTCAAGGAGATCATCGAGACCAGCGATCGCGAGTTCATGATCTCGATCGCCGGCCAGGTGGTCACCGTGACCGGCGGCGCAGGCTTCGCCAACGCGAACATTCACGCGACGATCCGCTCGGACATCATCCAAGGCGACGGCAACGCGCTCGCCGACACGTTGAACGCGCAGGCGATCCCCGCTGTGGTGCACGACCTGTGCGGTGCCGGCGAAGAGGCGCGCGTCGCATGGGACACACGGCCCCCCGCGGATCTCAAGGCCGCGGCCGAATCGCTCTCCGCTGCGTCCGCGGCGATTGACGCGCTCACCGCGACGCTGAGGGCACACGGTCTCGAGCCTGACGTGGCGTCGCTCGCGTCGCAGTTCACGGTGCCGATCCAGGGCGATCGCAACGGCGATGCAGTGCCGGACGTGCCAGCCCAACGCGCGCCGATCAAGGAGGCCGCGTGAAGCGCGCACGGCTCGCCGTTCTGGCCTACGCCTTCGAGGCCGCGGTCCCGCCGGCGGAAATCCAGCTGTGGAACCTCGGAGGGAACGCCACGGACTACGGCGTCCACTACTGGACGGAGCGCAGCGCGCGCGAGGTCTTCGCCATCTACCGCGGGCGCGGCAACCCGCTGCAGATCGACGTGGAGCACGGCGGCGCGAAGGAGCCCGATCCGTCGGCCCCGCCGCCCACTGGCGGCTATGCGCGGCTCGAGCTGCGGGCGGGGGAGCCGTGGCTCGTCTTCGACTGGAGCGCGTACGCGGTCAAGCAGATCACGACGCGGCAGAGGCTCTTTCTCTCGCCCGAATACGACGTCGACAAGGCGACAGGCGAGATCGTCCGGCTCGTACGGGTCTCCCTCGTGGGCGATCCGGGGACGCACCACGCGAGGCAGCTCGCACGAATCGCGGCCGCGGCCGCTCAACAGGGAGACGAATCGATGAACCTGGCGCTGATCCTCGCGGCTCTCAAAGCCGCCCTCACGGCGGAGGATCCGGAGACGGCCAAGGCCGGCATCCAGAACCTGATCGCGGAGATCGAAAAGGCCGCGGGTGCCAGCGATGGCGCCGACGGCGGCGCCGCGCCTGGAGGCGGAACGCCTCCCCCGGAGCAAGCCGCGGCGGCGCCGGACGTGCCACCGGGCGCGGGCGAGCCGGACGGCGACGAGGCGAAGAAGAAGGCCGCCGCGGCGGCGGATCCGATGAAGTGCCGGGCGCCGCTCGCCGTGGTCCCGGTCCCCGAGGTCGTGAAGCGGCTCGCCGTCCTCGAGACGGAAAACGCGCAACGGCGCGAGCGCGAGGAGCAGGCGCGCATTGCCGCGCGAGGCGAGATCCTCCCCGAGTCGCTCCGAGCGCACGCGCAGGGTCTCACCGACGAGCAGTTCTCCTCCTTCTGCAACGTGCCGGAGATCAAGGCCTCGATCGCCGCGCACGCGAAGGTCGGCGGCGTCCGTGCCGCGGCGAAGCGGACGCAGGGCGACACCCAGGGCGACGAAAGCGGGCGCCCCGAGGGGGAACTCGACAAGGAAACGCAGCGCCACATGGCCCGAGTGTTCGGTACGGAGATGCGTCCGACTGAGCAGATCACCACGCGCCCGAACGGCACGATCCGGGCGTCTCACCTCGCGCGGCCGTCGGCCGGCGGAAAGGCCTGAGTCATGACGGCTCTTCTCAAGGATCGGAGCGCTCGCTTCAAGAAGATCGAGGGGATCGATCTCCCTGTGGCGGCGGGGAAGAAGATCTACAAGGGCGCGTTCTGCGTCCTCTCGGCCGGGTACCTCGAGCCCGGAGAGACGGCGACGGGCCTGACGCTGGTCGGCCGCGCGAGCACGCAAGTCGACAACACCGACGGCACGATCGGCGGCGAGGAGATGTGCCACGTCGACTTCCTCAAGGAGAAGACGATGTTTCCTTTCGTCGGGTACAACGGAGAGTTCGCGCAGGCGAACGTCGGCGGCGTCGCCTACCTGAAGGACGACCAGACCGTCACCACCACGAGCGCGGGCGCGACGGCGGCGGGCACCGTGTGGAGACTGGAGACCGCCAACAGCATCCAGACCGTCTGGGTGGAGGTCTGAGCCATGGCCGAGATCACGCCGCTGTTCCAGTTCGACTTCCAGCGCAACCTGAACCTGCGCTTCTCCAACGCGTGGGCCCGCACGATGGCGGGCCAGTGGTGGAAGTCGGTCGCGATCACCAACCCCTCGTCGGCGCTCGAGGAGATCTACGAGTGGATGCTCGAGACCGCGCAGATCCGGAGCACGGGGTCGAAGGGCAAGGAGCTCGACTTCGAGGATCTGGTCGCGATCAGCCACTCGATCACCAACGAGAACTTCGGTACGGGCCTGAAGATCGACCGCAACTCCTTCGAGGACAACCGCTACGACCGCGCGGCGAAGTGGGCGGCAGACGTGGGCGAGGCGGCGGGCTACTGGCCGCAGCGCAAGATCGTCGAGCTGATCCAGGCGGGGACGACGAAGAAGGGCTACGACGGCGTCAACTTCTTCAGCTCCAGCCACCCGGTCAACCCCTACGACGACACGCTCGGGACCTACGCGAACCTATTCACCGGGAAGCCGCTCACCGCGGCCAACGTCGCGTCGGTCGTCGCGAGCATCCTCGCGATCAAGCACCCAGGCGACGCGCCGAGGTACCTGAAGCCTCGACTCCTCCTCGTGGACCCGAGCAACCAGCTCACGGCGCAGACGGTCACCGACGCGGAGTTGATCTCCGATCCGGTGAGCGGCGCGACTAACCCCGCGGCCGTGACGAACATCATCAAGCGGAAGTACGCCTTCGGCGAGCCGATCGTCGTGCCCGAGTTCGCGAACGAGGCGGGCGTCTGGTACGTCGGGTGCGAGGCAAACGAGGACGCCCTTCAAGGGGCGTTCATCTATCAGGAGCGTAAACCGTTCGAGCTCACGAGCTACACCGGCATGACCCAGGCGGAGCTCGATCGGATCAACGAGTTCGAGTGGCACCTTCGCGGACGCAACACAACCGCGTACGGGCACCCCTACCTCTTCTTCCGCGTCGAGCCGACCTGATCGCTTCAGGGGTGGCTCCGGCCCGGTAGGACGGCGCGAGAGCGTCGAGCCCCGGGCCTGGGGTCGTAGGAGATCAGTGCTGACACTGGCCAGCTTCAAGGCGCGTTCCGTGATGCCCGCCGAGGACATCGACGCGCTGGTGCGCCTGCGGTGGCGCAGGGAGCTCGCCGACGTGGCGTCCGGCGATATCCTCGGGGAGACACTCGTCGGGGAGATCGTGGAGTCCGGGACAGCCTCGGCGGTGCTTCTGCGTCCGCTCGCCGCGCTCGTGGCCGACGACTCCGCTTTCGCGACGGTGAACGTCTACAAGCGCACCGCAGGCGGAGCACGGTCACTCGTGGCGACGCTCACCACGAAGACGATCAGCGGCGGCGGGGCGGGGAGCTGGGCGCGCGACGTCCACCTGGCGCTCGTGATCGCGTCGGCGACCGTGCTCGCCGGCGACGAGGTGACGGCGGAGATCACGAAGAGCGGTGCTGGTGTGATCGTTCCGGCGTTCGACCTGTCCGTTCAGTCGACGCCGAACTTCGTTGAGCGACGGCTCGACACGGCGGCTTCGTGGATCCTTGCGCGCCTGCGCAAGCGCTACAACACGAAGCAGATCATCGACGCGACGCCTGAGATCGTGCTCGGTTGGCAAGAGGCGCTCGTCACGCTCGCCTGCTTCAAGAGGCGCGGCTTCAATCCGAGCTCGGCGCAGGACGCAGAGATCGTGAAGGCCGCCGAGGACGCGAAGCTCGAGATCAAGGAGGCGGCCGATTCGAACGAAGGGCTTTTCGACCTTCCGATCCTCGACTCGCCCGACGCAAGCGCGATCTCCAAGTCGTCGACCTTCGGCTACTCCGAGGCGAGCGCCTACGCGTGGACCGACGTGCAGCGTGAGCGAGTCGCCGACGAGGAGGGCTGGCGGTGAGCGGCGCCGAGGCTCTCCTCCGCGACATGGCAGCGCGCCTGCGCCGAGTGGGCACGATGCCGGCGGAGCTCGCGCGCGAGGCCGCCCCGCTCGTGGAGCAGGCGGTCAAGGCGACGGCGGCGGCAGGCACGACGCCAGACGGCGAGGCGTGGGCGCCGCGCAAGCGTGACGGCGGGCGCGCGCTTGCGAACGCGGCATCGGCGGTGAGCGCGGCGGCCGTCGGCGCCTCGGTGCGCGTGACGCTGACCGGCGTCGAAGTCTTCCACCACCTCGGCGCGGGCGTACCGAAGCGCAAGATCCTCCCCGACGGCGGCGCGGGGGTCCCCCCGAAGATCGCCGAGGGCTGCCTCGTTGCCGCGCGCCGGGTCTGGGCGCGCCTGATGGGGGCCGGCGCATGATCACCGCGGCGCCCCCCTTCCGCCTGCGTTCCGGCCTCGTGGCGCTCCGCGACGCCGTGCGCGCCGAGCTCGCGCCGCTCGGCGTGAGCGTGAGGCTCGGCTTCCGTGATAGAACGGAACAGACGAACCAAGGCGAGCGCCGCGCCGCGCGCGTGGTAATCACGCCGTGCGACGACGACGGCAAGGGGGGGGACATCCTCCAGCCGTCGCGGCCCGGCCCGCGCGACATCGTGGACGGCAACTCGGTGCGCGTGGGGACCGTGCGCGCGCTGCGCAGCTGGAAGCGGCTGCTCCTCGTGAGCGTGTGGGCGGTCGATTCGGAGCGCCCCACCGACGAGGAGGCGCAGATCGAGGCGACCGATGCGCTCTTCGAGCTCGTCGTGCGCGCCGTCCAACATGCCGCGACGGCCAACGCGGTGTGGGGCAAAGCGCGGTGGACGAAGAGCCCCGTCGAGCTCTCCTTTGGGCGCGAGCTGAGCGCTGAGCTCGTGCTCGATACGCCGATCTACGAGGAGCCCGTCGAGGTCACGTACCCGAATGGCGAGTTGACGAAGGAGCTGACGGCATGACCCCGAAGACGACGATCACGAAGGTGGACGGCCAGACCGGTGTGGTGCGGCCGGGGTCCGAGGGAATCCTGGCGATCCTCGCCGGATCGTCGACGGGCGCGCTCGACACGCCGTCGAGCTACACCCGCGACACGCTGATCCCCGACGATCTCGGGTACGGCCGGCTCACGTCCTTCGGCGCGCATGACCTCGCGACCGCCAAGAAGCCCGTGCTGCTGAACCGCACCGCGTGCTCGACGGCGGGTGCCTACGGCGCGGTCACGCTGAGCGGCACCGGCGCGAGCACGCCGACGGCGGACGGCACGAGCCTCCCCTTCGACGACTTTCTGGTGAGGATCCTCATCGTCGCCGGCGGCACCGTCGGCACGCCTGGGATCACGTACCAGACGAGCGTGGACGACGGCGTGACCTACGGCCCGGTGACCGCGCTCGGTTCGGCGACGTACATCGAGATCGCCAACACCGGCGTAAAGATCAACCTCACGGTCGACACCCTCGTGGCCGACGACGAGATCAGCTGCACGACGACGGGACCTCGGCCGACCTCGGCCGACCTCGTGGCCTCTCTCGAGGCGTTGCGCGTCACGTCGCAGCCGTGGGAGGCAGTGCTCATCGACGGCGACTCCAGCGCGGCGGCGATCTCGCTCGTCTCCTCGTGGCTCACGACGCTCGAAGATCAGGGCAAGTACAAGACGGCGATCATGTCCTTCCGACGACGCGCGGACGGCGAGAGCCGCGCGGACTATCTCACCGCGTACACGGCGGTGCGGAGCCAGGTGTCGAGCCTGGGGATCGTGCTCTGCTACGACGGCGGGGATGCGGTAGATCGCTTCCTCGGCGTCGCGCTCTTCCGCCCCGCGGGCCTGCACGTAGCCGCGCGCGGCATGGCGGTCGACATCGCCACGGACGTGGCCTACGTCGCGCTCGGCCCGCTCCCCAACTGCGTCATCAAGGACTCGCGGAAGAACCCACTCTACCACGACGAGGCGCTGTACCCCGGGGCCGACGATCAGCAGGCGACCGCGCTGCGCAGCTTCGACGGCCAGACGGGGGCCTACGTGAACAACGCGAACCTGATCTCCCCGTCGGGGAGCGACTACGTCTACTGGCAGCACGCGCGCGTGATGAATCGCCTCGCCGAGGTCGCGCGTCAGCGGTTCGATCAGAACCTCTCGCGCGGCGTCGCGAAGAGCAAAACGACGGGGCCGAAGGGCGAGCGCTACATCGCCGAGACCGACGCGCAGGCGATCGAGGGCGACATCAACGCGGCCTTGCTGAACCCGTCCAAGGGTCGTGTGAGCGAGGTGCGCGTCACGCTTCACCGAGACGACGACATCTCGAGCAACGGCGGGGCGATCGTGAAGGCGGATCTCGAGGTCGTGGCGCTCGCCTATGTCAAGGGGTGGGACGTCGCCGCGAAGTACGTGAAGACGATCACCAGCGGCCCGGTGGGCGGCTGAGAGGAGCGGGATCGTGACCGACATCATCCGGATCCAGGACAAGATCTACAGCTGGCAATCGTGCTCCTTCCTGCTCGAGATGATCCCGTACAACGGGATCAAGGCGTTCGAGGTCAGCGACGAGGCGCGCGAGCGAGAGCCCGTGCACGTGATGAAGAAGGATGGCCGCCCGGTGGGCAAGCCGAGCGGCAAGTACAAGCCGCCGAAGATCAAGCTGACGATGCTGCGGGACTCTGCCCGCGAGGTCATGATGCAGCTCACCGCGCTCGCGCTGACGCAGGGCGGAGGCTCGTACGGGTCGGCGGAGTTCTCGATGCAGCTCCAGGTCGCGGAGCCAATCCCCACGGGCGTGGGGCTGCCGGTCGATACGACCGTGGCGGTGGGCTGCACGGTCGATGGTGTGAGCGAAACCCAAGACGAAAGCACCGGCGAGCTCTTGACCGAGTTCACGATCGGCACGCTCGGCGTCTCCCGCAACGGGATGACCCTGTACGATCCGACGAGGGCGCTGTGAACGGCACGGGGCCGGATCCGGTGGCCGCTCGGATCGCCGAGCTTCAGGCGAAGCAGGCGGCGCGCGAGGAGAAACGCGACGCCGAAGCGAAGGGGCACGAGCTTGCGCGCCTGGAGCTCGTGGATCGCTTCGAGGAGGAGCTTGGCGCGCTAGGGCGCGCGTTCGCTCTCGTGGACTGCGGGCCGATCGGCCGCGGGTGGATCGTGGTGAAGCCGCCCGAGCTCGCGCCGCACAAGCGGTATCAGGCCGCCCTGCAGCGCGCGGTGATCAAGGAGCAGGGGATCGACACAGCCGAGATGCACGCCTACGCCGCGACGTGCATCGCGCACCCGGCCCGCGAGGAGTTCAACGGGCTCGCAGCGAAGCATCCCGGCGTCGTCGGACGCGTGGTCGACGCGGCGAACTACCTCGCGACGGGGAGGCGCGATAGGGAAGAGGGAAAATTCTAGAGCTCGTCCGCCGAGCACGGGCGGACCGGCAGTACGAGGCGGAGTGCATCGAGGCGCTCCTCCCCGGCGACGAGGAGGACGTCCGTAGGTCGGTGGTCGCGCGGCTGATCGCGGAGCTCATCGACGACCACCGGACCGTGGCCGCGGCGGTGCGCGGGTGGCTCGGGATCAAGCAGGTGACGGACGCGAGGTCGCCGAAGGGGTAAGCGGTGGCGGACAAGGCAGCGACGTTCACGGTCAAATTCGACGACGACGGCTCGACGGCCGACGCCGGCGCGATGGCCGGTGAGCTCGACCGTCTTCGTCAGCAGATCGATTCCTCCACCGCTGCGATGAAGCGCATGAGCGCCGCCCAGCGCTCGCTCCGCGGCGACACCAACGAGGTGAAGAGCGCGCGCGCGGACCTGAAGGCGAAGATCGGCGCTGAGCGCGACTCTATCAGCGCGGCGAACCTCGCGATCCTGAAGCAGGGGCGCACGTACGAGGGGCTATCGGCGCAGGCGAAGCGCGCGGCCTCGGAGAAGAGCAAGCTCACGGCGGCGACGAAGAACGGCGGGGAGAAGCAGGCCGCCGACGCGATGGGGAGCCTCAACGCGGCGATCGGCAAGGCCGGGGGGCCGCTCGCGGGGCTCTCTGCGCAGTTCTCCTCGTTGAAGGAGCTGATGGGTGACGGCGTGTCTGGCGCGGCGGGCGTCGCGGTGTTCGCGATCGGCGCCCTCGTGGCGATCACGGCGAAGCTCGCGCAGACGGTCGCCGAAGGCGCGGTGAGCCTCATCAAGTGGATCGTCGTGACCGCAGACGCGGCGAGGTCGGCGCGGTTGCTTCGAGATGCCGCGTTCGGCAACGAGCAGTGGGGGAAGAACTTCGGCGATCAGGTGGATCTGCTCGCGCGCAAGGTTCCGCTCACGAAGGCGCAGCTGGACGAGCTCGGGAAGGGGCTCGCGAAGCAGAACATCGGCGGGCAGACCTGGGTGGACACGATGACCGCGGTGGCGCACGCCGCGGCGGCCCTCGGCGACGATGCGGGCGCGAAGCTGAGGAGCTTCATCGAGCGTGGACGACAATTCGGCCGGCTGCGGCTGAACCCCCAGGAGCTGATCGGGACAGGCGTCACGTTCGACGAAGTGGCCCGGGCGCTCGGCGGCGCGACGCAGAAGGGCGTGGCTGAGGCGAGGCTCGCGCTGCTCGACGGGCGCGTGAAGCTCGCGGACGGCGCGGCCGCGCTCCGGAGCGCGGTGGAGAAGAAGTTCGGCGCGATCAACGCGAAGCAGATGCTCTCGCTCCCGAACATCGCGGCGAAGTTCAAGGAGAGCCTCGCGCGCCTGGCGAGTGATGTGGACCTCGAGCCGCTCCTCAATGGGCTGCACGAGCTCGCGCAGCTCTTCGATACGAGCACCGTGAGCGGCAAGGCGATCAAGGCGATTGTCACGTCGATCGGCAACGCAATTTCCGACGTGGCCAAGCGCGCGGTGCCGCCGCTGAAGGAAGCATTCCTCGGCATGGTGATCGTGGGGTTGACGCTGCAGATCGCGTTCCTGCAGGTGCGCAACGCGATCCGCGCCTTCGCGCGAGAGCTTGGGATCAAGGGGGAGATCGACATCTTCGGCGCGGTGGGGACGCAGCTGGGGAACGTCCTGAACACGATCGCGCTCGCGGCGCGCGGGGCGGTGACGGCGATCGTGACCTTCCTCCGCGTGACGCTCCTCCTCGTCGGCGCGGTGCGATCCGTGCTCGACGCGGGCGCGCAGGTCAAGACGGCGCTCACGTCGTGGATCTCGCTCGGAAAGGATCTCGTCGGCGGGCTCGCGGCGGGCATCCGATCCGGCGCGTCGGACGTGATCGATTCGGTGAAGAAGATCGGCGACGACGCGAAGAAGGCGCTCAAGGAGGTGTGGGACGCGCACTCGCCATCGAAGGCCTTCGAGCGGATCGGCCGCAGCGCTCCGCAGGGCGCGGCGAGCGGTATCGACGCCGAGGCGCCGTCGGCAGCGGCGGCGGTCGAGCGGATGGCGCGCAACGCGATGGGGGCCTACGGCGCGCGCGCCGCGGCGAGCGGGCCGAGCATCACGATCGCCCCCGGCGCCATCGTGATCCAGGCCGGCAGCGGCGATGCGGCGGCCCTCGCCGACGCGCTGACCGATCGCGCGTTCACGAAGAAGCTCACCGAGGCGCTCGTGACCATGGCGCGCGGCGCGGGCGTGGAGGTCGAGACTTGACCCTCTCCCTGCCGACCGACTTCCCGCGCGGCGAGCGCGACAACGTCATCGTGCTCGACGGCATGTCCTCGCCTGGTGTCGGGCGCGTGAAGGGGACCGGTCCAGGTCAGAAGTGGGATGAGCGCCAAGGCTACGGTCTCTCTACGGGGATCGTGTTCACCAGCATGGGGCTCGCGAAGCTCACGTGGGAGTTCATGCTTTGGGAGCCGGCGCAGTACCTCGCGTGGCTGGCGTTTGCCGCGGCGAAGCTGCAGCCCCCCGCGTTCGGCGCGCGCCCGACATCGATGAGCATCGTGCACGCGCTCCTCAACGCGCCGCCGTACGGGATCACTCAGGTGGTCGTGGACGGTGGGATCCCACTGCTCGAGCAGGACGAACAGGGCTTGTGGACTGGCTCGATCCCCCTGCAGCAGTACCGTCCCGTGAGGCCGCTCTTCGTCGTGAAGCCCCTTGAGGGCCCCCCGGGAGCGCCAGGTGCGGACGTGGCGCCGAAGAGCGCGCAGGAGCTCCAGATCGAGCAGCTCACGCAGAGCGTGAACGCGCTGAGTAGGTGATCGATGGGCCCCCTGCTCCTCAATGGCTCTCCCGCTCGCACCGTCCGGATCGTGACGCCGGCGCGGGGCGTGTGGCGCGCCGACGTGGACACCGACGACACGATCGCGCCGGCGGGGCCGGTGACGATCACGATCGGCGCGGCGGTGCTCGTCGGGACGGCCGATCCGCGTGCAACGGGGCGGACGGGCGCACTCTCGCGCGTGCATGTCGCCGGCGGCGGCGGCGGGTGGGACAAGCCGGTACGCCCGCAGGCGTACCACAATGACGCTGGCGTGCTCTCCACCGAGGTCTACGCCACGACGGCCGCGGAGGTCGGGGAGACGGTCACCGAGATCGCGCCGGCGCGTCTGGGGGCCGACTACGTGCGCACGGCGGGCGCTGCGAGCACGGTGCTCGACGGCCTGGAATGGTGGGTTACACCGCTCGGTGTGACCGTGGTGGGCCCGAGGCCGCCTGCGCCCCTCCCCCCGACAGTGGACGTCCTATCGTGGGATCCGCGCACCCGGACCGCGGAGCTCGCATGCGACGAGCTCCTGCAGCCGGGCGCGGTGATCGTGGATCCGCGCTTTGACGGCGCGATGGTCGTGCGAGACGTCGAGCAGGTCTTCTCGGCCACCGGAGGGCGCGCGACGGCGTGGTGTGCGGCTGAGGGCCCCGTCGCCGAGCGCCTGCCGGGAACACGCGCCGCGCGCGCCCTGGCGGCCCTGGCGGCCGACGCCGCGGGGGTCGCGCGCCTGCGGGTCTACCGCTACCGCCTGATCACCCAGGCGCTGGACGGGCGCTGCAACCTGCAGCTCGTGGCGAAGGATTCGGGCGCGCCCGCCTTCCTCTCGCTCGTGCCGGTATGGGCTGGGATCGCTGGGGCAACCCTCACTCTGACGCCGGGGACGCAGGTCGGCGTGGAATTCCTCGACGGCGATCGAACGCTCCCCCGCGTCGTCGCCTTCGATGCCTCCCCCTCCCCCCTCGCGATCGCGCTCGCCGCGCGCCTGATGCTGGCCACCGAGCACGCGACGACGGCCGAGGCGACGGCGGCGGTTGTCGATGCTTTGATCGCGGCCCTGGCGGCGCTCTGCGGGGGCGTCGGCGGAGCATCGGGCGCTGCGGCCTTCGCGACGGCGCTGAACGCTCTCACCGACGGGACGCTGAGGGCGCCGGCCGTCGCCGCCCTGCTCGGCGTGGCCGCGGGGGCGACGCTGGACGCGACGGTCAAAGGCGCGATCGACTCGGCGCTCGGCGGGAAGGCGCCGGACACGAACGGCACGAAGCCGGGCCTCGGCTGCCCGGGGATCTTGGTGGGGTGAGCGTGGACGGCCTGGCCTTCGACGATCTGGACCTGTACGGCCGCGAGCTCGACGACCCGCTTGCAGAGCTCGATCAGGACGTCGTGCACATGCTGCTCGAGAGCTATCAGAGCAACCCGGACGCGCTCGAGCGGAGCATCGGGCTCAACGACATGCTCTCGTCGTCGAGCGATCCGAACGCGGTCGCGCGCAGCATCGAACAGGCGCTCCGACGCGACGATCGGATCGCCAACGCGCGCGTCACGGTGACGCCGCTCGACGCGCGGATATACCGGCTCGACCTGGAGATCGCGGTCGATGAAGGCACGCTCGGGATCGCCCTCGAAGTGGACGGCGCCGGCAACGTGCGGAGGGCGGTATGATCGACATCAACGAGCTCCTCGCGGAGGTCACGGCGGACGAGATCCTCGCGAAGTTCCTCGACGCACTCGAGGCGCTTGGTGTGCCCGCGAAATCATGGCGCGCCGGTGGCGTGTACCGGACGATCCTGCGCGTCGTAGCGATCACCTACGCGAGCTTCGTGGCGATCATGCGGCTCTTCATCGGGGCCGGCTTCCTCGAAACAGCGACCGGGACGTTCCTCACGGCGATGGCGCTGAGCGTCTACGGCGTGACGAGGATCCCAGCGACGTTCGCGACCGGGACGGTGACGCTCGTCAATGCCGGCGGCGGGGTCTTCTTGCTCGGTATTGGCGAGCTGGTCGTCAAGTCGAGCACCACGGGGAAGAGCTTCACGAACACCGCGTCGATCAGCCTCGGTGCGGGGGACACCGTCGGCGTCGACATCCAAGCGCTGGAGATCGGGAGCGCGAGCAGCGCACCGGCGACGACGATCGACACGCTCGTCACGTCGCTTCCGAGCGTCACGTGTTCGAACGCGGCGGCGGTGATCGGCTCCGACGAGGAGCTCGACGCCGATCTTCGTGCGAGGTGCCTTGCGCGCCTTGGCGTGCTCGGAGGAAAGGGCCCTCGCAGCGCGTACGAGTACGCGATCCGCTCGGCGACGCGCATCGACGGGTCGCCGGTCGACATCAACCGCTTCTCGCTGACGCCGAGCACGACGACGGGGGTGATCACGATCTACGTCGCGTCGCCGTCCGGTGCGCCGGTGGCGGCGGACGTCACCGCGGTCGCCGACTCGATCGAAGCTCTCGCCCGACCCGACACCGTGACGGCGACCACGCTCGCTGCGTCCCCGGTGGCTCTGACCGACAGCCTCACGGTGTGGGCGCGCAAGTCGGCGGCGGCGGGGCTCGATGCTGCGGGCCTGCAGGCGCTTGTGGAGGCCGCGCTCGAAGCGATGATACGCGACTACCCGATCGGCGGGCTCGCGAAGACGCCCGCGACAACATACTATCTCTTCGGCTCAGAGACGGTGGGCGCGGCGCAATCCGCCCACGTCTCGATCTACGCCGTGGATGGCGCGGTCGATCACGTCCTGACCGCTGGCCAGGTGGCGACGCTCTCCGCCACCATCGACGTGAGGCTCGTCTGATGGCCAGCGCTCCCCTCCGCTTCCGCGACATCTTCCGTGTGCCGTGGTGGCTCGCCGACCGGCCCGGCCGCACCGTCGGCTACCGTGTCGTGTGGACGCTAATCGCGATGCTCGACGCCTTCGCCGATGTGATGCTCCAAGGGCTGCAAGCCGCTTGGCCTGGCATCGGGACGCCGAGCGCGCTCCCCATGATCGGGCGTTCGCGCGGCATCATCCGCGGGCAGGCCGACACTCATGCGACGTACGCAGAGAAGCTGCGGCGGTGGCTCGACTATTGGCGCGACGCGGGGACGCAGCGAGCGATCGCCGTGGCGCTGCACGAGTACCTCGGCAACGGGCCGCGCGTGCGCGTGGTGAACCGCGCCGGCTTCATGACCACGGTCGACACGGACGGGACAATCACCACGACCACATGCGCGTGGGATTGGGACTCGTCATCGAACCCGGAGCGCTCCGGGTACTGGTGGGATCAGTGGATAATCGTCTACCCCACACAATGGGCGGTGCGCGGCGAGTTCGGCGGTGGTGACACGGTCGGAGGGGACGCGCTTGGCCTTGGACACGACGTCACGCGAGTCGAGTTCGATGCGGTGAAAGGGCTGCTCGAGCAGTGGAAGAGCGCGCACTCGATTGTACGCGCGGTGATCTGGACCTCAGATGCGTCTCGGTTCGACCCCGCGACGCCGGCGAGTCTGCCAAATGGCAATTGGGGTCAATGGCATTCGGGGACCGGAGTCAGTGACCGAGACACGTCCACGAGCCGCTACTGGCATCCAAACGGAGTGACCTGATGGGATCGAACTACGCAGGCGCGGCGACCTACCCGGCTACGATCCTGGTGCCCGATGACGGTGACCCGATCGACGCGAGCGTCTTCGACACGCCCATCGAGCAGCTCGCCGATCGAACTGCCTACTTCAAGGACCGCTCGTCGCACTACCTCGTTGGGACGCAGATCGCGACGCAGGAACCGGCGTCCGATGTGGCGCCCGCGCTGCTCAAGTCGTGGACCGCGACGACCTACAGCGACGCCAACCTTTACAACATCATCTCGCTCTCTGTCCCGCTCGTGCCCGTAACGGATGACGACGTGGAGATCGTGCTGACGTGCAACCTGTCAGCGACGAAGGCCGCCGCATCGGTGGCAACATTCGGGACGGTGCGTCCCTTCGTGCAGCAGGACGGCGCCACCTGGGCGCAGGTACCCGGGTCCGTCTGGTGTTCCGCGTGCGAGGTACTGAGCGGGGAGCGGATGGGCACGCGAGCCACCTTCCATTTCCGCGTGACGCTCACCGGCATCGTGAACAACTTCGCCGTCGCGCTCAACGGGCGCGTCTCCGCAGTAACAGACACGCCAGCTACGGAGATCGATGACGGGTGGACGTGCATCGCCAACGTCTGGAGGCCGTCATGAGCCTGTCGTGGTTGGACCGCTACTTCATCTCGGAGCCGACGCCCATCGACTACGAGATCCCGACGGACGCAAACCAGACGCTCCCGCCGGACGTCTACGACCAGGTCCAGCCGCTCGTTACCGTGCACATCACGAGCGCGGTGACCCTGACGGCGACGCGCGACCTCACGATCCCGCTCACCGTCCGGAACGTCTTCGCGGTGCGGAACGACACGACCGGGGGGCAGAGCATTCGCGTCATCGGCAAGACGGGGACGGGGATCACGATCGCCAGCGGCAAGACCGCGCAGGTCGTCGCCGACGGGACGAATATCGTCCTCGCGCAGGCGGATAGCGCCAGCAGCGTCGCAGTGAGCGGCGCCGCAGGCGCCGTCGTCGTGGCGAACGGCGCAGGCGCGATCTCGGGAACGGCGGCCCCGGTCGTGGCGGCGGACGATGGCTCGGGCGGCATCATCCTCAAGTCCGCGCTGACCAAGACCGCGCGGCTCGCCGGGGACAACAACGGATCCAGCTACCTTGAGGCGCAGGGCGGCGGCGGCGTGACGGCGCACGCCGATGGGTCCGATCTCGTGCTCGAGGCGTCCGGCGGTGCGGCGGCGCTGACGGCCGATGGCGACGATGTGACCGTCTCCGCCACGGGCGGCGGCAGCGTCGCGCTGCAAGCGACGTCGTCGGGCGGCGCGGTGTCCGCGACGGCCGCCGAGAACGTGACGCTCACGGCCGGCACCGACGACGCGGGCGCGCAGGTGTCCGCGGGTGTGCAGGGCGGGACCTTCCTCACGCTGCTTCAAGCGTCGATGACGTTCGGAAGCTTCGTGGTCAACGCGACCAATGTCGACGCGGGCGCGCGCGGTATCCTGACCACCGGATACATCGGCCTCGGGTCTGTCTCCACGCCGCGTGCGGATGCGGGGCTGATCCGCCTTAACTACACGACTCAGACGGTCATCGCGATCCGGAACAACTCGGACACGGGCAATTGGAACGGCCTGAAGCACGCCGCCGCGCAGTGGACGCTCGGCGATGTGAACATGAATCTCCAGTTGGATGCCTATGCCACAAACTACAACGCCACGACCTCGCATACCTGTGGTATCGGCGCCGGCTACGCGTGGGTCGCAACATCGGCGTCAGTAGCCTTCGGAAAACCGATCGTCGGCCATACGACGTCATCGAGTCCCTACGGCGTGCACGGCCGCGCGAAGGTCACACCCGCGAGCGATGCGGATGACTCGCTCGTCGCGGCCGAGTATGCGATGTTCGTGATCGCGGTCCAGGGCGGTGTCTGGACCGCCGCGCACAAGATGTCGGGCCTGCCGCACCCTGCGTCGGAGACGGCGAGCTATACCAAGCTGCTCGTGGCCGAACCGACGCACGACACGACGTTCTCGACGGGCACGGGACACGAGCTGCTTGTCCCTGGCGGCGGTGCGGTGCTGGCGTCGATCACTCCTGACGGCGTGGATCCGGCGGAGTATTGATCCATGGCGTGGACCCGATCGGTTGGAGGCTTGTGGACGCGTCGTACCGAGGAGGGGTGGGACGACTATTTCGCGATCTATCGGCCGCGATCGCGAACCTGGAGACGGACGCGATCGTCGAGTTCCGCCTCTATAGGACCCCAGGCGGCTCGGACACCTACGCCCATCCGGTGTGGTTCTCTACGGTCGACATGCACGTCCAGGTCACCGGCCGGACGCGTGAACGAAACAAGGGCACCGGGTGGGATCCCTGAGAGGCAGACATGGCACACGAGAATCAGAAGCGCGGTTCTAGGGTCATCACGGGCATTTACGTGAACCTCTCGTTCACGAACGTCGCCGCGGTTGCGGTCGAGTTCGTCGACGGCGGCGTGGAGGGACGCGACACGCTCGTGGACGCCGACGCGCTCACGATCGTCGCATCAGTCAAGGGAGCGCTCGGCCTGCTCCACGATCACCTTGACGCGCGCGCTGCCGACGTCTCCGAGCCGGGCGCGATCGCAACGCGCATCGCGGCAGCGGCCGACGCCGAGGCGAAGGCACGAGCAGCGGCCGACGCCGAGGCCGCGGCCAAGGCGCGAGCCGCCGAGATTGCGAGCGCGAATGACGCCGCCGACGCGGAGGTCAAGGCGAAGCAGGCGCAGATCGACGCGCTCGACGCCGAGATCGCAGCGAAGCAGGCGGCGGCCGAAGCTGCGCCGGCGAAGGGCGGGTGACGCGTGCCCACCCCCCTGACGAGAGACATCGACCACCTCAGCGATCGGGCGCTGCTCGTGCGGGCGCACGACCACGCGCTCGAGGCTCACCAGCTCGGGCACCACACGGCCGACAAGGTGGCCACCATAGAGGGCGTGGTGGCCGGGCTAGACGCCTTCGTCCGCGGCACGCTGCACGTGCAGCTGAAGGAGATCCAACGCCAGCTCCGCGGCAGTCTCGCAGACGTCGAGGAGATCGCCGGCACGGTGGAGGACCTCGCCGAAAGCACCGCCCAGCGCGAGGTGGCGGCGGCGAAGGCGGCCGCGGAGAAGCTCGAGGCGGAGGCGCGCGAGCTACGCAAGGAGCGCGACGAGACCCGGCGCTACTGGACGCGATGGGTGGTGGGCATCTTCGCGGTGGTGGCGATCGGCGTCGTCGCAGCGCTGGCGGCATACGCCTTCGGCGTCGCCGTCGGCAAGCACTCTCAGGCCGAAGCGCCCACGCCGTCCGTGGCCGCAAGGAGGTAGACATGGCGCTCGACTGGAAAAAGGTGACTCTGATCGTGACGTCGATCGCGCTGCTCTGCGCGACGATCGTCGTGCTCGCGTGGCGCGGGGTGCTGCCCGCGGAATCGGTTTCGGTGGCGGTGACGGGGCTCGTGTCGCTCGTCACGGGCTGGATCGCGGGGCTCTTCACGCCCACGCCGATTCGCGCGCCGGCGCCGGCGCTGCCGCCGAAGGACGGTGCGCCGTGATTCGGCGCTCGCTCCACTTCGCAGCCCTCTTCGTCGGGGCCCTGCTCTTGGCGACCGCGGGGCTGGCCATCGTGGGGGCCCTCCAGGCGTGCGGAGGGCCCGACCCTGCCACCCCCAC